GTTCTAGGATGGAAGGCATGAAAAGAAAGATGACTAATATTAAAAAGAAAAATGATCCTGATAGCAGAATAAATAAAGCATTAAAAAGATGGAGGTGCTAATCAATGACTTATTCAATTCCTGGTGACATTAGAACAAAGATTCAGACATCTACATCTATAGGTGGTATAGATAGTCCTTTTACTAAGACAAGGGCTGTTTTAGATATGATGAAGGGTTGGGAAATAATGAAAGCTGTTACTGAAGGTACAGAATATCTAAGAGAAAATAGCGAAGCCTTTTTGCCATTAGAACCAAGAGAAGATTTTACTGCTTACATGGCAAGGGTAAACAGAGCAGTATTTAGTCCTTTTACGCAAAGATTAATAAGAGCAGCAACAGGCTTAGTTCTTCGTAAACCGATAGCATTAACGGGTGATCCTTATTGGACAGAAATGTTCAAGATGGATGTTGATGGTTGTAAGTCAGATTTAGATGAATATGCAAGAAGAATATTAATGTGTTCATTAACTTATGGTCAAAGTCATATTCTTGTTGATTATCCTGCTCCTTCTGGTGCGGTTAGTCTTGCAGAAGAACGTGAGCAGAATCGTAGGCCATATTGGATAGAGGTAGATCCTAATAATTTATTCGGTTGGAGATTGGATAGAGAATCTAATTATGGTAACTTGATACAAGTGAGACTAGGTGAAAAGGCAGTATTGCCAGATGGTGATTTTGGTGAGAAAGTATTCGATCAGGTAAGAGTTATAGAACCTGGTAGATATAGAGTTTTTCGTAAGACAGATCAAGTTGATGCAATGTATGACATTGATGATGGTTCTTATGCGGGAGAGTTTGATACTGGAACTACAGGTGAAGATTATAAATTAGCTGAATCTGGTAGTTTTTCTCTTGGTGAAATACCTCTTGTCACTATTTATTCTGGTAAAACAGAGAATTTAGTAAGTAAACCACCTTTACTTGATATTGCATATTTGAACCTTGCACATTTTCAAAGACAGGCTGATCTCATTCATAGTTTACACGTTGCATCTCAACCAATGCTTGTAATGGAAGGTTATGACGATCAGACTAAAGATCTTGCTATTTCTGTTAATTATGCGATGGCAACACAGCCTGGAAATAAAATTTATTATGTAGAACCAGCTTCAAGTGCTTTTGATGCTCAGAGTGCTGAGATAAGAGAATTACAGATGCAGATGGCAACTTTAGGTATCAGTACTTTGTCACAACAAAAGTTTGTAGCGGAATCTGCTGATGCAAGAAGATTAGATCGAGTAGATACTAATTCTATGCTTGCTATGGTTTCTATG